CAGGCTTGCCCAACAAGAATTTGGGGGTTGACCACGCTTTTGATGCTTTTGGATACTTATGTTTACAACAATTTAATCTTGTAAAACCAGAGACATTAGGGCAGACTGGGTTTAGAATATACTAAGATTGCTAATCCCTATCATCATGTATCATTCCACTACAAAGAAAAAGAAGAAAAAGAAAAAAGGAGGCAAGAAACGTGGCGAATGTTCCTGTAAATAAAGCGTTATACTCTAGGGTAAAAGCAGAAGCAAAACGTAAATTTAAGGTTTACCCAAGTGCTTATGCTAATGCGTGGCTTGTACGAGAGTACAAAAAACGTGGAGGAACTTACCGAGTGGAGAAAAAACGTGGCAAGAAGTAGTGGCGGTCTTACCCGTTGGTTTAAAGAAAATTGGGTTGACATAAAAACTGGAAAACCTTGTGGTCGATCAAAAGGTGAAAAACGAGGTTATCCAGCTTGTAGACCAAAAAAACGTGTATCAAGTAAGACACCTAAGACAGTAGGAGAAATGTCAGCAAGTGAAAAAGCAAGATTTAAACGTGCCAAAACAGGTAGCAAGAAGATAACATACCAACATAGACGTAAAAAAACTAAAAAAAGGAGCTAAAAATGGCATCAAATCACGCTTTAGCCAGATGTAAAGGGTATATAGCTTCTGTTCGCAAAGGAAAGAAGAAAAAAACTACTAAAAAATCAACTAAAAAGAAAAAATAACTGTGAAAGTTGCAGTTTCAAGGTAATATAGTCGTATAAGTAAAATTTTTCTTGAATCATGGCATTTTTTCGTGGTGAAGAAGGCTCTGTATCATTTGATAACGGAACTGGAACAGTTGGAGCTATAGCTTCTACAACAGCTTGGACATTAGACGTAACAAAAGACACTTTAGAGTGTACTGCTCATGGAGATACTTCTAGAAAGTATGTAGGTTCTTTAAAATCAGGTACAGGTACAGTTGATCTTCTTTACACAGCAACATCTGGAGATAATACTGCTGAAATAATTAATGATGTGCTTACATCTGAAGATGCTGGTGATGCTTCATTTAACCTTTTCTTAGATACATCAGGTGCTAAAAAATTAAGTTTTAACGGAATTATTACAGGAACTTCATTTAGTTCTACTGTTGGAGACATCTCAACTGTATCAGTAAGTTTCCAAACTACTGGCGATATTACTTCTGCTGTCTAATGCCTAAAAAATCTTATTCAGCAAAGCAACGCAAACTCGCTGCTGTCGCACCACCACGGGATAAGATTACGGCTGCCGATCTTAAAAAGCTCCGCTCCAAGAAAAAGAGGAAAAAGAAATGAAGGTCAAAAAAGAACTTACAGCTAGGCAAAAGACTGCTTTAGCAAATCATAAGAAAAAGGGTACTCATACTGCAAAACACATGACAATAATGAAGGAAGAAATGTTAAAAGGTAAAACATTTATGGAAGCACATAAAATAGCTATGAGGAAAAAAGGAAAATAATGGCTAAACGTAGAGGAGTCAGTTTATCTGTAGGAAGAGGCGAAAAGTCTAAGAAGGGAGGACTGACTGCTAAAGGTAGAGCTAAATATAATCGTGCAACAGGAAGCAACTTACAAGCACCCGTTACTGAAAAAAATCCAACAGGTAAAAGAGCAGCGAGAAGAAAGTCTTTTTGTGCTCGCATGAAAGGAGTAAAAGGCCCAATGAAAGATAGTAAAGGCAGACCAACTAGAAAAGCATTAGCATTAAAAAGGTGGAGGTGTTAATTAATGACTTTTTCAATTCCTGGAGATTACAGAACAAAAGTACAAACGTCTACCACTATTGGAGATATAGATAGTCCTTTTACTAGAACAAGAGCAGTTCTAGATATGATGAAGGGATGGGAAATAATGAAAGCTGTTACAGAAGGAACAGAATATCTTAGAGAAAATAGTGAAGCATTTTTACCACTAGAGCCAAGAGAAGATTATACAGCTTACATGGCAAGAGTAAATCGTGCTGTATTTTCTCCTTTCACACAAAGATTAATAAGAGCAGCTACAGGTTTAGTTCTTAGAAAACCAATATCACTTATAGGTGATCCTTATTGGACAGACACATTCAAAATGGATGTCGATGGTTGTGGTTCGGATTTAGATGAATACGCACGAAGAATCCTAATGTGTTCTCTTACTTATGGTCAAAGTCATATTCTTGTTGATTATCCTGCTCCTTCTGGAGCATTAAGTCTTGCAGAAGAAAGGCAACAAAATCGTAGACCTTATTGGATTGAAGTAGATCCAACAAATCTTTTAGGTTGGAGGCTAGATAGAGAATCAAATTATGGAAATCTTATACAAGCAAGAATCGCAGAAAAAGCTGTTTTACCTGATGGAGATTTTGGAGAAAAGGTTTACGATCAAGTAAGAGTTATAGAACCTGGCAGCTATAGAGTTTTTCGTAAGAAAGATGAGATTGATGCAATGTATGACGTTGATGATAATTCTTATATGGGTGAATTTAGTACTAGCACTACAGATCAAGAGTATAAATTAGTGGAATCTGGCAATTTTTCTCTTGGTGAAATACCTTTAGTTACTGTTTATTCTGGAAAAACTGAAAATTTAGTAAGTAAACCACCTTTACTTGATATTGCTTATCTAAATCTTGCTCATTTTCAAAGACAAGCTGATTTGATACATAGTTTGCACGTTGCATCTCAACCAATGCTTGTAATGGAAGGGTATGACGACCAGACCAAAGACCTTGCTATATCTGTAAACTATGCAATGGCAACTCAACCAGGAAATAAAATTTACTATGTAGAGCCAGCTTCTAGTGCTTTTGATGCTCAATCTGCTGAAATTAAGGAGTTACAAATGCAGATGGCAACTCTTGGCATTAGTACACTTAGTCAACAAAAATTTGTAGCTGAATCTGCTGACGCTCGAAGATTAGATCGTGTTGATACTAACTCTATGCTTGCTATGGTTTCTATGGAATTAGAACAAAAACTTCAAAAATGTTTCAATTTTTCTGCTGAATATGTAGGAATTGAACCTCCAGAAGTGAAAATTAGTAGAGATTTTGATATTGAAAGATTAATTGGTCAAGATATTACTGCTCTAACAGCATTATTTAACGAAAATGTAATAGATAGAGAAGAATTTAGAGATATTTTGGTTCAAGGAGAAGTCTTACCTTCAGCAGGTGAAGCCAGATCTGAATAGTTTGTTACAATGATAGACAAGTACATACATTTTTATGGCTAAATCCCTAGATAAGGTTCTTCAACCTGACGGAACTTATAAATGGGAACTTGTAGAACCTACTGCATCTGAAAAGATGGGTAATGGTCCCGAAGCTCCTGTTGTTTGTCCTGCTCCTACACCAAAGGCAACTAAGAAAAAAGCTGCTAAAAAGAAAACTACTAGCCCACTTACTGAATAATTAATGGCACTCGAAGAAAAAGTCATTCAGCCTGAGTCTGTGACCAACGCTGAACAGCCCGTGGCTGATACTGTTTCACAACCAGCCCAACCATCTGCACCTGATCTTACTTCTGTTAAGGCAGAATATGAATCAAAACTAGCTGCTTTGCAAAAACAAGTTGCAGATGAACAAGAAAAATTTAAAGGTGCAAAGTCTAAATTAGACGAAGTTTATAAGAAAAAAGAGGCTGAACGTACCAAACAACTTGAAGATCAAGGACAATGGAAAACTCTTTGGGAGGAGGCTAATAAAACAGCCCAAGAAAAAGAGCAACAGATAATGACCTTATCTCAACAGTTAGAAGACTTAAAAAATTCTAATGAAGTTGCTTCTACAAAGACTACAGCACTTGCAGCTATTAGTAATCTTGGAGCGATAAATGCAGAACAAACCCTGTCTTTATTACAAGACAAGTTACAAAAAAATGCTAACGGAGAAGTAGTTGTATTAAATGGTGGAGTAGAACAAAATCTTACCAACTATCTTACGAGTCTCAAAAATCCTGGAAGTGGTTGGGAACATCATTTTAAACCAAGTTCTGCTGCTGGTATGGGTGCAAAACCAAGTCCAGTTGCAAATGCTGGTGGAGGTCAAGCAAACCCCTGGAAAACGGGCAATATAACACAACAAATGCTAATATCAGAACAAGACCCACAGCTTGCAGCCGTGCTCAAGCAAGAGGCTCAAACAAAATAGTTAGTTTCCGTGAAATTAACCCCCTTATCTGTGATTAGGGTATCGCAAAACTTATTAAGGTAAATCTGAATGGCTGCTCCGTTTCAGA